ACACAAAGATGCCCAATAATGAATGATATAATAGAGATACAGCCAACTCTGAACTTCGGGTATAACTGTAGGCAGTTAGTGCACTATGACTGCTCTCTATACAACCTAGAGTTACCAGTGTTTGAGATAGAGAGATGTAGAGGCTATGTGAAGGTGGATTTGGATCCAGCAGCCCATTCTGCAGTCTCAACTATTGGATCCACACTCAAGAAGACTATGACTATACAGGATGTCAATCTATCCAATTTAGTCCATGATGTGACAGTAGGACATCTCACACCCTTTACAGACAGGCAGTTCTGCTCTGTTTTCCCTGTGACTGGAGATGGGTTTGATGGCCACTCACCTGACCTAATCATCGATTGTGGAAACTCAAATTACTATGTGGTTGAATTCACAACAAACAGGGCTGGAGAGAATGCTGCAAGGGGTGCAGCACTTGCCAAGATAGCAAAGTATGAGATTGCTTGCCAAAATAGATCTGTGACCAACTCATTATGTCTTGGTGTGATCAGTGTGCACAGGGACGGAGTCTGGTCAAACTTAAACTTAACTGAGGATGATGTGAATGAGCTATCATACAGATACAGATTTGCTTTAGATCTTTTTTCTGAGGTGCTGAAGAGGTGTCCAGAAATTAGCTCAGAGGATACCGAGATGTCAAAGCAAACCAAAGAGATTAATGGCATATTATCTCTTATTGACATGGACTGGAAGGTAACTGAGAGTTCATTTCCAATGTTCAAAGAGAAGGTATTTAATGACTTTCAATCTAAGGGGACAGATGAGCAGTACATATCTAGAATCATATCAAAGTCACTTGATGAGTGTCATAAGGATCTACTAAAATCCTCATTTCTTGGGGATGAGCTTAATCATGAACAGAGGGTGCAGAAGAACAGAGAGGAATGTGAGGAGAAAATAGATAATTTCATAAAGTCATATCAGTCACAAACATTCCTCAGAGGAACAACAGATCACAAATCTACTGTACAGATTCCACCATGGGTGACACTGCCTGGTGAAAAGGGAAAAGGACTGGGGTGCCTCCAGTCTCTGAATGTAGAGGGAAACCATCCAATGGCAAAGATTTGGCTTAAGGTGGTTAGGTCAGCAATACTTGAGGAAATAGAAAGAATGTATGATGATCCAGAAGCAGAATTAGAGTATGCGATGTCTGGCTCAACCTCACGACCTGATGAGAGAAACAAGTATCACAGGCTCAGATTGGATCTAGACCATGATGAGGAGCTATATGCAGCATGCCTAGGAGTAAATGGGAAGTCGCATAGGAATGATGGAATGGTAAATGATGCAAGAGAGAGGAGTAAGAAATTGTTCTCTATAGAGCATGACACAACACCTTTAGAAACTTTCTTGTCAGAGAGAAGTAGAGACATCTTCTCTGATGACAACTACTTGTACAATCCCTTATCTGCTGACAGAGAGCTAAGAGTTGCAGCCATGAGCATACATCAGCCCAGGTTGATATCAAATGAAGGGTCGAATGAATTTCTAGAAAACCACGATCATTATTTAAGAAGTCCAATTGGATCCTGGTCACAAATGGTTAGTCTAATAGGGGCTGAACTATCAGCCTCTGTGAAGCAGCATGTCAAGCCAAGATCGTTCATAGTCAAGAGGCTGCTAGACTCAGGGATATTCCTGCTCATAAAGCCAACATCCTCTAAGAGTCACATATTTGTATCCTTTGCAATGGACAAATCACTATGGCACTCAAACCTTAACATGGAAACAGTATTCAAAGGCTATATCAATGCTGGTGACCTGATGGTCACTGACTTTGTATCCTTCAAGCTCAGCAAGTTGACAAATCTCTGCAAAACCAATTCTCTACTATACACAGCAATATGTTTCTGGACAGAAGTTTATGGGTTTACACCTTGGAACTCCATGTCTCTATTGTGCAATGAAAGAAGCTCCGTGGCACAGGAGATTTGTTATATGACCAAACTGTCATTGCTAACATTGCTGGAGGACAAGGCAACCACAGAAGAACTACAGACAATAACACGATATATTGTGATGGAAGGATTCGTCTCCCAGCCTGAATTGCCAAAACCACATAAGATGATTCAAAAGCTCCCTTATGCTCTGCGTAGTGAACTTCAAGTGCTCTTAGTGAGTAAGTTGTTCATGTCAATGAGAAGGATAGCAGCACAGCCATTCACCCTAAGTAAGAAGGGAGGACAAATATCATGGAGCCATCTATTCAACCCCTTCACACAAAGTGCCATAAGGGAGATTCAGCCGATGATTAATTGCTGCTATAATGGGTACTTTAAAAACAAAGAAGAAGAGACAGAACCCTCTGTCCTATCCAAGATGTACAAGAAGATAATAGAGCTTGAGCACATGTGTCCTGAAGATGACAAATATCTTGGAGCAGACGACCCAGAAGAACCAAAAATGCATGAGTTTAGCAGAAGCTACCTAATGGAGTGCATACAGCATGGCAAACAACTTCTGGCAAGAATGCACGGACACAACTTCATGGATCTAATAGATGAGCAGATTGTCAGAGAGGTCTCACAGTTGACTATTGAGCGCTTGGCCACTCTGAAAGCAACCAGCAACTTTAATGAGAACTGGTATGTCTACAAAGATGTGAAGGATAAGAACTACACAAGAGATAAGCTTTTGGTCAAAATGTCCAATTATGCATCTGAGGGTAACTCAATTGCATTACAGAAGTTCGAAGACTGCATGACCACCATCGAAAAAAGAGGCTCAATGCATATCTGCCTCTTCAAAAAACAACAGCATGGCGGTTTAAGAGAGATCTATGTGATGGGAGCAGAAGAAAGGATAGTCCAAAGTCTAGTTGAGTCCATCGCAAAGAGTATAGGAAGATTCTTCCCATCTGATACATTGTGCAACCCTGCTAATAAGACAAAGATCCCTGAAAGCCATGGAGTGCGAGCCAGGAAGCACTGTGAGGGATCTGTCTGGACATGCTCAACATCTGATGATGCAAGGAAGTGGAATCAGGGGCACTTTGTGACTAAATTCGCATTGATGCTCAGAGAATTCACACATCCCAAGTGGTGGCCCATTATTATAAGGGGCTGTTCAATGTTCACTGAGAAAAAGATGATGATGAACCTGAACTTTATCAGGATATTGGACTGTCACAAGGAGCTCAAGACAAGTGATGAGTTTGCAAACACCCTGTTTAAGGCATATCATGGTGAGATAGAGGTCCCATGGGCGAAACCTGGAAGGACATATTTGACAACAAAGACAGGGATGATGCAAGGAATTCTACATTTCACATCATCATTGCTGCACACCCTGCATCAAGAGTTCATCAGGTCCCTCACATTTAAAGTGTTCAACAGTAAGGTACACCCGGAAATGTCTCACAAAATGGTGTGTGATATGATGCAGGGATCAGATGACAGTAGTATGATGCTGAGTTTTCCCTCAAGAGATGAGAGTACAATAGCAAAATGTAAGGTTGCTGCTTCCCTGTGTTTTAGGTTGAAGAAAAAACTTGGGATCTACATAGGAATTTATCCATCAGAGAAGTCAACATCAAACACTGATTTTGTGATGGAGTACAACTCTGAGTTCTATTTCCACTCACAACACGTTAGGCCGACAATTAGATGGATATCTGCCAGTTGCAGTCTCCCAGAAGTTGAGACACTAGTAGCCAGACAGGAAGAGGCAGCGAACCTCCTCACAGCCATCACTGAAGGCGGTGGTTCATTCTCTCTGGCATCGTGCGTGCAGCATGCTCAATGCACTCTGCACTACATGCTTATTGGAATGGGAGTGTCAGAGCTGTTCTATGAGTACAAGAAGGCAATTAATAGATGGAAGGATCCAGGTATAGGGTTCTTCCTGATGGATAATCCGTATTCTGCTGGACTTGGAGGATTCAGATACAACTTATACAGGGCTATAACAGGGACAAACCTTCAGAAGATTTACGCATTTTTCTTGAAGAAGGTAAGAGGAGAGAAGGATGATGAAGATTTGGACAACCTTGAGCCTGACTCATGCAGTGTTAGTCCAGGAGGAGCATTGATTTTGAGCTCTTCTCTCAAATGGGGTTCAAGGCAGAAATTCTACAGGCTCAGAGACAGGCTCAACATTCCTTCTGATTGGCTTGAAAAGATAAATGAGAATCCAGCTGTGCTGTATAGAGCACCGCAGAATGGAGAAGAGATACAGTTGAGAATAGCAGAGAAAGTGCATAGCCCGGGAGTTGTATCCTCTCTCTCATCAGGAAACGCGGTTGCAAAAGTTATGGCCTCTTCAGTATATTTCCTTTCCGCTGCTATATTCCAGGATGCGGGGAAGCCTGAGTTTAGATTCCTTGAGCCATCTAAGTACAGCTTACTGCACAAGCTAGCTATGTATGAGAGCTTCTATGGCCATGATGACCTTAGCGATGATGAGATGCTATTCTTATTCCCAAATATTGAAGAGCTCAGACAATTAGATTTAATTGTATTCAATAAGGGAAAGATAGAGTTTGTTCCAAGATCTAGTCAGAGAGAGGCAACACAAACCAGAGTGGTCATATTTGATCAACACAATACACTTAAAGTGGAGGCTGAGAAGATGGTATCGGACAAGTGGTTTGGGACACAGAAGAGCAGAATTGGGTCTACTGGTTTCAATCAGGAGTGGACTAAGCTGAAGACTATTGTAAATTGGCTAACAGACACACCAAAGGACACACTGAGCAGCTCACCTTTTACTAATCATGTCCAGATACGAAATTTCTTTGCCAGAATGGAATCCAAACCAAGAGCAGTGAAGATTACTGGTGCACCTGTCAAGAAGAGGTCTGGAATCAGCAAGATATCTCTTGTCATAAGGGACAATTTCGCAAGATGTGGTTTTTTGAAAGGCATTGAGGACTCTGAAGCAATTGATAGGTCAAACTCATCTGAGATAATGAAGCACTTCATGTTTACCATACTTCATGGACCTTATACTGAGGAGACCAAGAAAACTTATGTTGAAAAAGTCATGCGTGACCTACCAGATATAGGAATTAGAGAGTCAGATAGAAAGACGAAGTCAAATCTGCTAGGGATTGTGCAGAATTGGGTGAACAATCCTGATGGAACAGCACAGTTAATAGAAGAGGTTGGTGCAGGTATAATTGGAGGTTTTGTTGCTCCTCAAAAGAGTGCATTATTGAATGGAAAAGTCATATACTATGGACATGGCTCATGGCGTGGGTTTATGGATGGAAACCAAGTTCAGATTGATATATACAATGACAAAGGATTTCCTCCCCATATTGAGTCTGTGACAATCTGTGAGAAAACATCAATATGGGACATATGTGGGTCAATCAGATCCTGGGCAGATGATATAGGAATAGTCAATAATGTTGACTGCTCTCGCAAAGCATCAAGATCAAGACTAAGGTATTGGCTATTTGAATTCAGAGCTTGTGGAATCGATAAACCCTTTGGATCCCCTGTATACGTTGTGAGAAACAACATGATAAGGATAGACCCAATCAAGGAATCCAACATAAGGCTAAAGGTGAGAAAGAGCACTTTGAATCTTTATGTCAAACAGAATGATAGGGATGTGCATATTCTTTCGTACACTGCAGGTGATAATGACCTGAACCCAGTAGCTGTTACTCGGAGTTCTGATCCAGGAGTACTCTCAGCAATTTCCTTATTCTCAAAAGAACCAAGCTCAAGCTGGCTTAGGTGTGATTCACTGCCCACTGCATACATGGGGATGATTTTAGATTTAGCAGAGGGTGTGAGAGTGAGGGAACACATTGATAGCCCAAGGCTGATGCAGATAATCAAGACGTGCACAGAGTCATCCCTTAGATCTAAGGTAGGCAGTGTTTTCCAGATTGTACCGGGATCACATGATGCACCACAAGTATTTGACATAGACTCAATGATTGACATAATGATTGAAGATATGAACATTGAGAGCTTCACTAGCATCACGAAGGATATAGCTGAAAATCTAGAAGAAGCATACACAACTGAATTATTTGATTTCACTGACATCGACCTGTTTGGTCCAGCTCATCACAAGGAAATATCTGATCTGGCAATGGTATCCCATCCACTGATGGATGAGTTCGTTGAGGCACTGATAAATAGAGCAACAAGGAAGGACATAAGGAAGGTGCTTGAGCAAGGTGTGTGTCTGAAGAAGAACGAGATGCACTTCAAGCAGCTCTTCAGGTGTATAGGTCGAGACCCATCATCAATTAAGATCGAAACTGGAATTCTTGACATTGAGGATGAAACAGACTTCGATGTCATAGGATGATCAAATCATGGACAGAGTGATAATACATGGAAACAGGGACGCAACGTCCCTCTCATGGCGATGAAGTGTGATATTCAATTATTTTAATCCATGAGATTTGGGCGGTCTTTGTGT